TTATCATTCAAACGAATAAGGTCGGGTGTTAGCTTCTCAAGCAGTTTCTCTGCAATTTCTTTGGTAATAAGCTCACCTTTAACGACTGCGTCTAGAAATAGCGAAGGAAGATGAATACGATCCTTAAGGCATAGAACAATGTTCTTAGCTCCTAAGGGGCTGTACTCATATTCCGGGGAAACGAGTCGTTTGGCAAACTCCATTACTCCACAGGTCGACACTAAAGATTTGGACAAATTAATTTCCACCCCTAAAAGGGTAGTCATAATTAAGAAGTACGAATCTGCAACAGATTTATCTGCAATACAAATGTCGTCTCCTAATATCGCATAATCACTGAACCACTGATTGTGGCCAGAGCGTCTCGCTGCAAACTGTAAGAGAACATGATGAGTTAGCGCGAACACACCTCAAGAAGACAAAGCTCCCATCGGCTGCCCTACACTATATCTATATTTGTTACCCTCTAATACATAATCACGATCTACCAAAATATCGCCTCAAGCATCAGCTACAGTCTTATTATAAATTAAAGATAAGACTTGCTTTTGCAGTTCGATAGGTACTCTATCCGTTGCTGCAGACAGATCATAAGAATAAACGGTTTTATCCGCCTTATTACTTAAAATCTTACGCAGTCTTCGTATAGGGGCACCTTGATCGAATGTCCCATCTTGTGGGATTAAGCGAAGAATGGAGAAAATGTGATCATGTATAGGTTTCAAACATGATTGAGTTCAATTATCTACTATAGCAAATACCCGCACTTTACCCGCAGGTTCAAACTTTTTAGAAAGTTTACCAATTTTAAGTTCCGCCTTACGAACTCTTTCAATGTCTTCGAGACTTGTAAATGAAGATACAAAAGCAATCTCTTTAACGAGAAGGCTATGTATGTCATTCACAAAAAACTCTGATAACTCTTGAAAACGCCTCAATAACTGAGGTGCCTTAGTCGCAATGAAAATTGCGTCCAGGGGAGTGCCAAGGAAAGATCTTTTAGAATTTGGTCCTGCCGTTTTAGTCGGCAATAGAGTAGCTCCCAGGTCCGGTTTAACCTTATTTACATAAGGATCAAACAAGGAATGAAAAAGAAGTGATAACTCTACACTCGGAAGAGTAGTAGATAACCCTGTAAAGGGCTTCGTTATCGTCTCCAATTTCATTATCCCAGGAGTATCTATTACGCGATACAACGATAATAGAGCTAAGGTTACTCTTATATACTTCACGGAGCCCTGAGATGATAAAATCATCCGAAGGCCCTTTGGCAAGATACAAGGCAACCCAAAGGCA